GGCAATGCAAGCCGCACAATGGGGCCTGCTCGTCACTACAAAATGGAATACCATTCGTGTTCCCCAGTACTGAGTGCAGCTGATATCATGCGGGCTGCACGTTTGTCGATGTCGCGCCGTAGCGCTGAAGCCAGTGCCCACACATGTCACAATGTTGCTAGTGAATGTGGGGTACAGGCTGATGCACTACTTTTCATCCACAGTTTGTACTACTTTCAACCCTATGAGTTAGCGGAATTGTTGATCAATCGTTCAACCACTCGCACTGCTTTTGCAGTCGTCAACGAATTCGCTGGCTTTGGGGGAGAAATGCCTAGTGCAAAAGGTGGTCTTGCCGAGTCGACTTGGGCCAGGTCTCCCGATGGGGAGATCACGCACTCAGTCAATGGGAATGTGACGCCGTATGTTCACGGCAATGTGGATTGGTTACACCGTGGGGTGTCCCATTTCATATTTGGTGATCGGAACTATACCCTGGCTTGGGATAAGTTCACCTTTTGTGGTGTGAGTAGTCTTTATTGGTTCAAGTTGGTGGATGGTAGTGTGGGTCCTGCGCCACGCCATTTCATTAACGCTGAAACCCTCGAGTGTTATACAGCCCCGCTCAAAGGGTTGTACACGCTTGAGGAGGTGGTTGCTTTACCCTTTGGCATCAAGCTCAGGTTTGACAGGTATCAGGTGTACTTGAATGCTGAGCTGGTTGATAACGCGCGAGTTCAGGCCATGACTTGGAGTTTTGGGAAAACCCAATTCAAGGACTCGTGGTGGAAGCTTGTCTGTTACGTGCGCAAACAGGTGCGTGACAAGATGACGATGCCTATCAACCAGCAGTTCTTCAGTATTTTGTTCACTTGTGCCATTGTTGTTGTTGAGAATCGTCCCATGCTCAACGTCCTGAGTGTCGTCGGTACCCATCAGATGTCCTTGAATGAACTCACTCGGTTGGTTAGTGGGGACTTTGAGGAAAGCCTGTGGGCCCGATTTTGGAGCTTCTTTGCGCTGGTGTTTGAAGGGCCGACTCTTGTTAGCTCCTCTAGCGTCCAGCCTGTGGCAGAGCCAATGCGTATTGCCGAACGTCCAGCGTCTAAGTACTCTCCCCCTGTTCAAGAGCAGAAGCCTGTTGCTGCTAAGGGTGGTGTCTCTGAGTACAAGACGCAAGTGGGGAAACTCACCGGCCCATCAGTTGTTGAGACGACTGATAAGCCAGCATCCGATACTTTGATTGTCGCTGACAATACAAAGTGCAATTCGGTCGCCAATGACATTGCGGGCTTGATTGACGCAGTTCAGAGGCGGTTGGGAAAGGGACTAGAGGGCTCACCCAACTTTCCGGCAAAAATGGCGCTGCGCGTGCTTAACAGGTTGGTGCGGCGCGAGGAAACCATAGAACGCGATGGTTACTCAATGGAGGATTTTGAAGCTTGGGTCACGACTGAGTTCGGTCGTCGCGCTGAACCCAAGCGGGTCGCGGTGATGAGGGCAGCCTGGCAAGAGTTTATGGTGTCAGGTAAGTTGCCGGAACCCGAAATGACTGCTTTTGTTAAGGACGAGGTCTACTTGAAAAAAGTGGACAAGACTCGCCTTATCTGTTCTCCCGGACCCTCCTATCTGGCGGTGTTTGGGACCTTATTCTCATTGGTTGGCAAGCGACTTAAGAACCAGTGGAATGATCAAAATTGGTTGTGGTGGGCAACGGAAACCACCCCGATCAAATTAGGTGCTTGGTTCAAACGAGTCAAGGCCGAACTCGGTGATGATTCGATTCTCTTGGAGAACGATTTCAAAGAATTTGAGGCTAGGATTACTAGGGAGTGTCTTAGCCTTGAATCTGTGGCACACCACCTCCTCGGACTCAATAAGCAGGGAAAAGCGTTGTTTGATAAGCAACGCAAGCTTAAAGTGTCCGGAGCCAGAGGTGCGGTCAAGTTTGTGCGCGACGGTGGTAGAGCATCTGGGGTACCCAACACCAGTGCAGGCAATTCGCTCTTGAATGCCATCTTCCACGTCACGTATTGGGCTTGTCTTGCATGCCGCAACGCCGATGACGACCTTGCCCCTGTCGTGCTTGAGAACTGCCTCCAGAAAATTGAGCGTGAAGTGCGAATGATCGTCCTTGGTGACGACAACTTCGCTGTCCTTTCACGTCAATTTAAATGGTGGTGGGAAGCTCAAACCGGGGATCAAATGGTTGAGGACATCAGCCATTGGTTTGAACATAATCCGGGTTGGAAATCAGAGCTCAAGCTGACTCCAATGAAGGATTATCAAAAGGCCGAATTTTGCTCGGGGACTTTCGCTGCTTTTCAAGACGAAAATGGCGAGGAGCAGTTTTGTTGGGTATTGAAACCTGGCAGAACACTCCTCAAGGCCTTCAACGTCAAGCCCACAGAACCAAATGCTTGGGGTGTCCTGCGAGGGATTGCCCTAGGCATATTGGCTTACCCACAGCACCCACTTTTGGTTAAAGTCTGCGATTTGATAGTCGCTCGCAGTCAAGGAGTGCCGGAGTCCGAGATCTACATGCGTGAATGGGATCCTCAGAGCAATCTGAGTGATACCACCGTTGCGCAGAATTGGAAGTGGGACACACTCAACACATCTGTACGTTATGATGTGGAGCATCAGTCGATCATGGCTGCTGCTGAGGCTTTAGTGGGCATCATGAATGGAACTACTGACTTGAAAGTTTCCATTAAATCCGAGGGACCTCTCGGCGTGATGCTCAAGGCTGATGCAGAAGACCTGTTTGATGAAGATGAGGAGAAGAGCGTTAATATAATGCAGAGGTGGCCCAACATGTCTGCTTATATGAACGCTGTGCCCCAAGCTGTCAACCCAATTCCTCCAGTGGACCAGGCAGTTCAGGCCAACAAGGAGAGGAAGGGCAAGAAACCTAAGCAGGTTAATGGACCTAAGAAGGGTCCATATGGCTTGCGTCAGTGAATCTTGCGGCCGGAGCAAGGCGCCTAATCTTAGGTGGCGCCACAGCAAAGAAAT